GCGTAGTGGTCGTGTCGAGCAGACGCGGATCCGGATAAAACAGGGGTTGGTAGAACTGGCGGTAATCATAGACCTCGGTCGCGAGGTATTTGATCGGGCCCGAGAAACGGCCAAACTCGTTTTGGTCTTTCGTGATGAGTGTCCGCTGCGTCCGCGTGATGAGCAGTTGGTGCTGCTGCGTCTTGAACCATTCGCGTTCGTGGTCGGCGAGATGGACGAACGTCGCCCAGAGTTGAAACTGGTACGCCGGCGACGCCTTTTGGATCCGAATCACGAGGTCGTGAAACTCGATCGCGACGAGCGGGAATGCGCGCGACCAGTCTTGGCAAAAGAAAAAGTGCAACGGGTAAAACCCGGTCGGCACTTTGCTTTGGGACCACGTCGACGCCTCGAGGACCGGCCACACCTGTGACGAATACACGACATCCTGCGAATCGACGAGCTGTCCACCGATCGTGAGATCGACCGTGTCAAACAGACCCGTCCATGACGTCACGGGAATTTGGCGCCCGGTCACGGGGTCGTTCGCCGTGATATAACACGGACCGAGAAGGTCACCGTACCGATCGAATCGGAAGGACCCACCTGCATCAAAATTCATTTTTTTGAGTTCGATACCAAACGGCACGTGCTGCCGGTACACTGATCGAAAAAATGAAACTTGGGGATCGCCTGAGAGCCACACATCCTGTGGCCCTCGGGCTAAGAGCTGCGCACCGGGTACGCTACTCATCTATTTTTGGTCGAGAAAAGAAGGGGCTTAAGAAGAGTACAGGATTGCGCCCATACCGTTCTGGATACGGAGCACGTTGTAGTTGACTGCGTAGATGTACGGCGATGCGGACATGCCCGCGGCGGCCGTTGCGGCGACCGAGGCACCCTGCACGATGCTCTGCAGGTTGATCGTCGACGGCGTCACGATCCGGTAAGTGTCGATGCGCGAAAAGTTGAGCGTACCGGTCGGCTGCAGCTTGGACGTGTCCAGGCAGTACGGGATGATGGCCACGTTGGCCGTCTGGCCGTAGGGGGAGTAGCCGTTCGGCGTGTGGTAGTACTGCGCCGAATCCACCCAGTGGAGCAACGTGCGCGACTCACCAATGTCCGTGCCGTTCACCTGCGTCTTGAACTGCAGCTGGGACGCAATGTCCGGGCCGGCGGTCGTGATGTTATACGCCTGCGTGTAGTTGTTGGACTGGAACGCCAGGAACTTGATCGGGTGGGAGAATGCCAGCTCCATCGTCGAGGAGGTGGGCACAAACTGACGCTGGACCTGCGTGATCAGCATATCCTGGGGCGTCTTGGCAAAGTAGTCACGCTCGGTCTGATCCAGGTAGATGAAGTTGGACCACACGATGTACTGCAGCTGGGCGTACGTCTGACCGCTCGCCAGGGCCGACTGACCGCTGTAGGCCGGCTGACCCAGCTGGGACGACCAGGTGATGCGCAGCTCGACGTCGTGGTACTGCAGAGCCACCAGGGGCAGGGCCGACTGCCAATCCTTGCAGAAGAAGAACTTGAGCGCCTGGAACGAGTTGACGTCAAAGCCCGGCTGCGTCGCCGTAGCGGCGGCATACTGGGGCAGCAGACGCTGGTTCGTGTTCACGGCGCCAACCACCGGCTCGATGTTGTTCATGTAGTAGCCGTCCTGCATGTCAATCACCTGGCCGCCAATCAGAAGCTCCACCTTGTCGATGATGTTCTTGGTCCAGTTCATCTGGGGCACCATGGCACCCGAGGCGTCACGAGCCGTAATGTACACGTAGGACAGCAGGTCACCCTTCTTCTCGAAGCGGATCGTCGAGATGCCACCCGGGCTCGGCGTGCCCTGAATGAGCTGACGCTCCACCGAGTTGGCAAAGTGCGTGTAACGCTTGTACGAAGAACGGTAAAATGAAACCTCAGGCTTGCCGGTCAGGTATGCGTCCTGAGCGCCGATTGCAACGAGTTGAACAATGCCACCGCTCATTTATCAGAGGTCAACCTTTTTTTTTCACGCTTTTGCGTAGTCGACAAATGCCGGCTGAGCGATCGGGTTCTTGGCACGAATATCCCGGGCCAGACCGAAATCGGTCTGGATCGCGTTCCCCTTGAACACATTGACCTTCTGGTACTGCGGCACGATGTAACGCTGGCCGTGTGACCCATCCGCCGGACGAAGAGGCAGCGAGCTCGCCTCGAGGCGAGTCGTCGTACCGGCACCAATCATGCCGATCGGGTCCTGGCGAACGTTCATGCGACCGGCATTTGCCGCCCGATCCGGGTTGACGCGATTGTCCGAGCTGCGCGACATGCCGTTGTTGAGCAGACCGCTGTTGTAGCCCTGACCGACAGAGAACTGGGCGGGCCCGTCGCCCAGATTGTCGTCTCTGTAGCCCGTCTCTTGACGGTTGGTCGTCCGGCGCGTCTTCTGGAAATCCGGGCGACCCTCTGGCGCCGTGATGGCACCACCCTGCCCCTGTCCACGGTTCTGCGCCGGATCACGGTGCCACGCCTTGGTCTGCTTGGCGTGATGGGTAATCTCGCCCATCGTCGTCCCGCCCGACTTGATGAACGAGCTGGCCGGACCGCCCCACGTGCCTGGGAGCGTCGTGAGCGTCTCCTCATTCATGTTCGTCGGCTCGATGCGGAAAAACTGCTGGAACCCACCAGCGGCTGGCGTGTTGGGATCGAGGCCGAGACCGCGACCGACGTACACCTTCTCGGCCGGGTTCAGGTTGTTCATCTTGTTCGTGACATTCTCGCGGTACGTCACGTCGTACACGGGCTGACCAAACGGGAAGCGCTTCCCGTCCTTGACAATGTCACCCATGTTTGGCGCAATCTCCTTGGGACGCAGACGCCAATCACCTGAAAAACCACGGCCCGTGTCGGGCGTCATGTTCTTCTGGTCGAGCTGCATGTCCTGCTGAGCAAATTGGTCGTACTGGACGAGATCCTTGCGGAAAATCTTTTGGGGTGCCAACAACGCCGGCACTTCTTGCTGTTCCTCCTTGGCGTCGCTAATGCGTTTCCCTGCGAAAACGAGACCTACGACGGCGACGAGAGACACTGGGTCCATATTACTTACATCTGCTATAAAAAATCGTCCTTCACTTGTAGCGCTGGGCATAGGACTGGGACTGGTACACGGCGTACGTGCTGATGGGATCGTTGAGCTGTACGCGAACCGGCTCATTCACCTCGTACAGGGTCGGGAAATCAAACTTCTCGGCCGTCCAGTACTTGTTGTTGCGCGAGCTCGTCTGGGAGCGAAGTGCGTCATCGGTCATGATCATGTCGACATAGTTGGTGTTGGTGGGACCCTTCCAGATTCCATCCTCAAGGACAAGTCCATCCGTCTGAAGCCGAGGCATTCTTTCTATGGTCCGAGAAGATTTTAGCGAGAACCGCCATAACCACCACCTGCACCGCCGCGCATCTGGGTGCGCTCGGGGAAACGGGCATTCGGGTTACCCTCGGGATCGCATGCACCGGGTGTGTCACGGCACTGCGGAGCAAACGGGCGACCATAGGCAGCCTGGGCAAACGCCGCCTGATCGTTGGGAATCGTGGTGCTGGCCGTCGTGTAAAAGTTGCGCTCGTAATCACGAGCCTTCTCAAACGGGTGAATGGCTGCAAAATCAGCCTGCACCTCCTCACGCACCGAGGGATACCATGCCGCTGGTGCACGGTTGGGGTCCGACGAGTACTCGCCCATGAGGACATTCCCCATGGGGTTTTCCACAGTCGGTAGCGTCAAGCCAGCCACGCCACGGCTGACGTAGACTGAACGCGCGCCATCCGGGATCATGTTGTTGAAATAAAGACCGTAGAGCACGGCGAGCACGAGTGCGCCGAGGAGCACGACGCGACCATCCCGACGGATGATGAACAGGAGCGCCATCGCATAGACGATGAAACGAGTCGTCGCCTCGACACGCTCCTTACCCGTCTGGCGGTCGGACGGCCAAAAGTCGAGCAGGTTTTCCTTCTTGAACACTTCTTGGGCAATGTCCATATTGATTTACTCCGAGATCTTTTTCGCGCCGAGACCGCCTGTCGGACCCATGAGCGACGCCATGAGACCAGACATGTTCTTCATCAGCGCCTCCTCGGACGTCAGACCCTCCTCGGTCATCTGCTTGGCGCAACGCTCCGCGACGCTCTCAATCATGCTGAGCGTCTCGGCTGGCAGAGCCGTAATGGTCGTCGCCAGAATGTACAGCGTCTGGAGGTACTTCCAGATGGCATCCTTGGTCGACTGGGACAGATCGTCAGTCCAAATCTTGGAAATGTTCAGATCGCTGAGCAGAGGTACGGAATCCGAATTCTCCTTGAAAAACAGCTCATTCTTCTCCATCATCTGAGACGCCACGGGGCCGATCGACTTCATGTAGCTCTCGAGGACCGAGCGCGGACGCGCCTTGCGAATCATACTGAAAGTTGCCTGGTACTTGACGAACGACTTCTCCTCGGGGAAGGTGAGTACGAGTTCGTCGAGAAACTGCTGCATCATGTCATTGAAAGCCGAGACGGTGGTCGCCATTTCTAGTTGGGCGACGGTCTACTTTAAGTGTAGGAGTGCCTGGTACTCAATGAGCGTCATAGAGCGCATCGCACGTCACGCGGATATTGACACGAGACGTGCGATGGGGTTTTTGCCACGTAAGATTGTCCCTCCGGATCTGAATCTTCCTTGTATTTCATTAACGTACACAGAGTTCAATCAGGGAAGATCAAGATTCATTAAACTCCGTAATGCACATCTGTACGTGTGCCGTAATGAAATTGCGTGGGTGTTCGGTACGGATGATTTCCAGTCGTCCCGAAGTTGTACATTTCGGCGAGACGACGGTCGCGTGAGTCGTTACGCAATGCTCATAATGAAACATTCGTGTCATCCGGATTTAAACGAGGATGGGTCGTTTAAAAGGGATCGTGTGAAATAGACTCCTTCGATCCCGCGCCCTGCTGCACGATGACATAGACGAGCAGGCCAACCAGAAACGCCGGCTTGAAGTATGCCGAATTTGGGAGCTTCTCCTTGTTCATGTTCGCCTTGACGTGAATGTAAGCGATCGTCGCAGCGGCGGCAATCGCACCGGCGCTCATCGGATCGCGAAAGTAGTGATCCATTTTACTGTCTGCACCTATTTTTTATCGGGTGCGTCGTCGAAGAGCGTCTCGTGGTGTACCGGTGCAGGTGCAGCCACGGGCGTCACGGGCACCTCCTTGAGTTCGCCGTTCGGATCGGCACCAGCTGGTGTACCAGGGACT